CGGGTCAACAGATGCATAGTACATTCCAAATGTAGGATCAGCTACAGGTCTTTCCCATACAACAATACATCCTGTTTTATCCTCTGTCTTTTTGTTTATTGGAAATTCCATTATAGGTCTCTTGCTGCTTTTGGTAACTGTAGGTTTACCATCTACATCAGTAGAGATATCTAAAAATTCATAACCATATTCCTTCTCTTCAATTCTTCTCTCTTGTGCAGCAAGTAAATGTGGAGGAAATACAGAAACTGTTCTATATGCAAAGGCTTCTTTAATATTTCTTGGATGCTGAGATATACGGAGTTGATAGTCTTCTGGAGAAAGTTCATCTTTCCATTGTTTAAACTGTTTCTCCAATGCTTCTATTGCTTCTTCTATAAGTGAATTGCCATACTCATCAATGTAAGGAGGCATAGACCATTGTTCAGGAATAAACAATCCTGAGAGACCTTGAGTACCTTTCTCATCTATTAAGTTTGTTTCTACTGCATAGATATCTTTAGATGTAGGATTTAGGATCATATCTTTAAGTGGATTACACTGAGATAAATCTCCCACAGATCCTGCAGCTATAAACATACCAGTAGTTATTAAACCAGATCTCATTGCTGGTCTCATATACTCATATGTCTGATCCATCTTAGGAGCAATACCTGCCTCCTCATGAAAGAAGTACTTGACCGGACCCCCTACACCATTTGTTGGATCTTTCTCAAATGACATACCTTGAATAGTCCCTTTGAGCCCAACCTCATTCTTTCTATCTCCTTTTCTAACCTCAATCTTTTGCTGCCACATCATTACCTTGTCTGGTGACATTGGACGGTACCATGCTGTGTGTTCGTTCAAGAATGCTGCATACTCTTGTAAAAATTTCCAAGAACCTTTTTCATTTATGTAGTCTTTAAGACTTGCTCCCATTTTTAAAGTGACACCTGCTTCAAACCATTGTTGGTTTATAAACTTACCCATATGATAATAAGAGGATGCAATCTGACGTTTCTTAAGAATAGCTGCATGTTTATAATTTAATTCTGCTAGAAGTTCATAGAGAGCCATATGATATTGTGCATCTCTAATTTTAGCAAAACCAAACTGTTGAATTTCTTTGTCAAAGATTGGTAGAAAGTTTAACCACATGTAGTATTCTCTACATACAAACCAAGTTAAGTCATTATCTTTAACTATTATTCCTTTTCGACACTTAGTCTTTTGATCATCCCAATAGTTTATAAAGTCTTTTGATTTAAATGGAAATGTACAATATACTCTATCTTTTTTAAATTTAACTGACTCAGATATAAAAATCTCATTGGTTGTTTCATTGAAGTTGTACTCTCCAGGTTCTTTAAATACACTGAAGATAAAGTTACTGAACTCCTCTCTGGAGTCAAAACTTGTGGTTGTCCAGTTTCCGTTTTCATAGGTTGGTATATCTTGATAAATTTCACTCATTACATATCATATGCTAATCCTTGTCCACCTCTAACTTTACTTTGTTGTTCTTCCTGAAGATCTTTATAGGCACCTTTAAAAGATTGTCTAATTGCTTCATAGTTTTTAGCAGCAGCAATTAAAGAATTAAAGTTACCATCTCTACCATGGGTAATTTGAGTATTTTCCATATATCTACCCAACTTATCTAACATAGATGCAATACCTTTATATGCTCTAGATGTAGGTGTTTCATACATTCTTTGACAAAATTGTAAAGCTCTAAAAACTGTTTCATCTTCTGTAGAAAACTCTGCCCTTATCTGTTGCATAATAATCTGTTCTTTTTCTATATCTGGTGTAAAGAAAAAAGGATTTAAATCTGGATTTGGGCAACACATATAAAACAAATACATGTAAATTTTTAGATAATCATCTGGGTATTCATCCATAACATCTTTTAAAGCTGCTAATGTGTAACAATGTTCTGTTGGAATAACAACTCCATTTTGAACATCAAATAGTTTTGCAAACATTTTATTTCTTTTTAATTTTATTTCTATTATCATGAAGATAATGAAAAATTGCAATTACTTCATCTATAAGATAAGGTACTAAAATTGGTTTAACTTCTTTCAATATAGGTTCCCCATTATCATCTTTTTTTGTAATAGGATATCCCCAATCATTTTCAGCTTCTATTTCAAAAGTTACATGATGAATAAATATCTTTCCGGGTTTTAATTTAGGATTGTGCTTTAGTATTATATACATATAGATACTAAGCTGCAGTGCATAGTGATTAAAATTACAGTCATCATGTAAATCAAGAGGAGGTGACATTTTTTCTGATTTACCTTCCCAATCAATATATGATTCAGTATCAATTTTTTTATTAGTCTTGTAGTCAATAATATTTACTTTACCATTGACTACTTCAACTAAATCTGATTGACCACAGATGCCTGCTGATCTTAAATAGACCATATGTTCTGGATACACGCCTGGTTCTAATTTTTGTGTTGGAGCAACTTTTACACCTTCTTTAACTTCTGATGGTCTAAATACAGGTACTGTAACTCCTTCTCTTTCCATAGATGCAAATGAACACAAGTCAACTTCTCTTTGATTATGATACCAAGTTCCAAGAGTAGTTGATCTTTCAGATTCTCCATTCCAAATCTGTTGAATTAACTTTGGTTCAATACCATACCATTTAGAGTTTTTCTTTTTACTAACTTTCTCTGCTATCTTCTTAGCATCAAATGGTTTCTTAAAATGGGAAACAAGTGTAGTTACACTTATCCAATCAATGTTACTGTCATCAATACTTCTGTAACTATGGTCATCTGCATTAAATACAATCATAATTCTTCTAATTTATCTTCTTCTTCTATAGTAGCAATAGCATCCCATTTACCAAGTGGACATTCTGATGCAAGAGATCTGGTTTTAAAATTTAATGAGCATCCACATTCTGCACAACAAGGTTGAGTACCTTTCATAGCACATTCTTTTCCTTTTACATCCATATATTCACACTCATCACAAATAGAATATCTAAGTCTAGCAATCTCTTCTACAGTTTCATCTCTGATAACACTATTGGTTATCCCTTCCAGAATCTGTTTCCGATTTTGCCAAATTAATTTTAGAGTATTTTTCATTTTTAAAAGTTTTTCTTTTTAATAATTCTTGTTCTGCTTTTTTATGAATTTCTTTTAAAAGTTCTAATTTATCTTCTACATTTTTTTTATTATGATAAGCACCAAATGTTGAAGTATCATGATTTTTTAAAACTTTTTCATAATGGGGTATTGTCTTTTTTACCTTTTGAATTTTAATAACAAAGTGACCTAGTCCATCTACATTTATTCTTAAATCACTTAAACTACTTAGTTTTTTCCTTAATGTTTTATAATAAGCTTCAACTAAACTTTCAACTAAATCTTCAGATACCTCAAACTCTTTTGTTAGTTCATTATACAGACTACTTGCTTTCTTTGGTGTCATTTCCTAAAAATTTATAGTCTAATAATATTGTGCCTTCAGTTTGAACTTTCATATTAGGATTGAGCATAATAAGTTTTTTATTACTAGCATCCTTAATTACAAGTCCATTTTTCTCAGCTTTATTTACACTATTTCTAACAGTTTGTGGTGATTTAAAAATCCAGTCTTCTTCAGATGAAGCATCAAGACAAAAATTACTTAGCTCAATTGGTTGATTGAAACTAAGTAATGTAAGACAATCAAGATCAGATTCACTCATTGCTATTCTATTGATATAGCAATGAGTTAAAATCTGAAACTTTACGATATCCCATTTGGGCATTTTAACCCTTTTCTGTACTTGATTTACAAGTGCCATTACCCTCTTTTTAATTTCTTACCTCCAGCTGGTGCTTGTGCTACAGGTTTTACTGGTTCTTGTTCTGGAAAATTTTCTTCTTCATCTTCTTCCACTGGTTGAGTTGCAGCCATCATAGTTGCATACTGAATTTGCATAGTTGCACGTTTATATCTTGCTTCTTCAATTTCAGTTAATAGTTTTTCATACTTTGACTGTGCTTCAAGATAAGGAAGAGACTTTTCATAAAATTGTTGCATTTCTGCTCTTCTTTCTTCTAACTGTTCTGGAGATAACTCCTGGTTCATTTGTTGGTTGTCCATGATATATTAATTAAAGTTTACACAAATATACAAGAAAAGTTTAAACAGAAAAGATTTAAATAAAAAAAAAATCCAGGCATACAAAGTACCTGGATTTCCATATATCTAGAGAAGTAGATAATTATCTATTTTTAATTGTCAAATTTAATATGGTCAGTAAATAAAAGTTTCTTGAGATGTCCATTTCAAATGTGAATATATCCAATGATGATAATCTAAGTCTAATCATTATTTTATCCCATTGCTTAGCAGATGCTTGCCAGCCATTTCTAAATTTCATATTATAGATTTTTTAACATTTCTATTACTTTAGGATCTGGATACATATCACTCTTGTCTTTTCTTACAGAGTTATGTGTATAGATTCCGGGTGTTCCATTGAATGCTTCATTATCAATAGCCCAGATTTCTGATCTATAAGTTTTAGGAATATCATATGTTTCACATAAATACTCTACTAATTGTCTTAAAGATTCTATCTGTGCATCTGAATATTTGTACCAATATTTGGTACCTTTAAATGGTGTTTCTAGTGTTGTAACATTCTCAGGTTTAACTACACCATTTACATAGTTATAGTATTT